TGCTGGAGGTGAGGGGCTTTCGTGAGCGCCGAGGCGATTTCCGGTAGCATCTGGGGGATCTCTGCACGGCTGCAGTGGCCCCGTATCTTGCCAACCACGAACGGATCGACCTGGGCCTTGTCGGCTGGGGCAGCGATGTCCCCCAGGACGTGCTGGATGCCGCCATCGCCGCCCATGAGCAGCTCGAGGCGGACCAGGCCACCCTCAAGGAGGTGCAGCCCGCCCGGAAGCGGGCGAGGAACGCAAAGGGCCATCTGGTGGCGGATGACCCCACCACGCCGGAGAACGAAGCGTGGGAGGAGGGCTAGGGTGCTGGCGGTCCACTGTGGTGGTGGAACCAGGAGCCCCGACGGTCGCACTGCGGCCGGGAGGGTTCCCCTGTGAACTGGACCCGGATTCTGGCCGATGCGGGCATCCCCGACTCCTCCGGCCGGGCTGAGGTGGTGCGGGAGGCGGTAGAGCGCCGGCAGCGGGCGACGAGGGAGGCTTGGGCGGCGGATCAGGCGGCCTGTGAGGCGCACGAGGCGAAGCTGGCGGCCCAGGGGGACACCCGGAAGGCGTTCCGCTCGAAGGTGCGGGTGGGCTGATGGTGGCCTGGGAGCCCCTCCCCCCGGAGCTGGAAGACCTGGGGAACTTCGCCGCGTTCATCCTGCGGGAGGTGGGTCTGGTGGCGCCCGATGGGGGGCCGACGAAGCAGCAGCTGGGCATCCTCGACTGGATGCAGAACGGTCCCGACCGCCAGATCACCATAGGGTTCCGTGGGGTGGCCAAGAGCACCATGGCCGCGATCTACGCCAGCTGGCGGCTGATGCGCGACCCGATCAACGAGAAGATCCTGATTCCTTCCAACACCCAGGAGAAGGCGGTCGAGATCACCACGCAGATGCTGAACTGGTTCCAGAACATCGAGCTGCTGCAGCGCCTGGCGCCGCGGGCCGATGGCCGGAGCAGCGCCAAGAACTTCGACGTGGGCCCGGTGATCCCTGGCCGGGACCAGGCGCCATCGGTGCGGGCGGTGGGGATCCTCTCCAGCGCCCTGACCGGGAAGCGGTGCTCGTGCGCCATCCCGGATGACATCGAGACCCTGAACAACTCCATCACCCCGCTGAAGCAGGAGCGCCTGGCCAATGCGGTGACAGAGCTGGAGCAGATCATCCTCCCTGACGAGGGCCAGCTGCTGCCGCGGCAGATCATGTTTCTGGGGACGCCCCACCTGGAGACCAGCCTGTACCTGGAGCTCTCCCGCCGGCGGGGCTATGCGGTGCGGTACTGGCCGGCCGAGTATCCCGATCCGAAGGTGCCGGAGCAGATCGACTGCTATGACGGCAACCTGGACCCACTGATCGCTGCGGAGGTGGAGGCCGACCCGTCGCTGGTGGGCCAGCCCACCGACCCGGAGCGGTTCGGCTTCGATGAGCTAGTGAAGCGGAAGGCGGGGAACACCCGGATCAGCTGGCAGCTCAACTTCATGCTGAACTGCCGGCTCAGCACCTTGGATCGGTTCCCGATCCGCCTGGGCGACCTGATCGTGATGGGGCTGGACGGGAAGGCGCTGCCGGAAACGGTGAGCTGGGGCAACGGCGCCGAGATGCGGCTGCAGGAGCTGGTGTGCACCGGCATGGGCGCCGACCGCTGGTACTACCGGCCGGCGTTCATCGGGAACTGGGTGCCGCAGCAGGAAGCGTGGCGGTGCGTGATGGCCGTGGACCCGTCCGGCCGGGGCAAGGACGAGCTGGCCTGGGCGGTGGTGGCCGAGCTGAACGGCAACCAGTTCCTGCTGGAGTCAGGCGGCACCCGGCTGGGCTACAGCGACGAGGCGCTGGAGGGGCTGGCCCAGGTGGCGAAGCGGTGGAAGGTGACGAACGTGGTCACTGAGGCCAACTTCGGGGACGGGATGTTCACCAAGGCGCTGGAGCCGGTGATGGCCCGCGTGTGGCCCTGCTCGATCGAGGAGGTGCGGGTCAGCCAGCAGAAGGAGCGCCGCATCATCGACACGCTGGCGCCGCTGATCCAGCAGCACCGGCTGGTGGTGTCCAAGGCGGTGATCCAGAACGACTACTTGGAGGCCGAGATGGACCCCGACACGGGCCACCAGCGGAGCCTGATGTTCCAGCTCAGCCGGATCACGGTGGAGCGGGGCAGCCTGCCGTTCGATGACCGGATCGACGCCCTGGCGATGGCCGCGGCGTTCTTCGTGGAGTCGGTGGCGCAGGACCAGGACCGGCAGGCGAAGCAGCGCCAGGACGAGCTGGATCAGGCGGTGCTGGACTGCTTCTTCGACAGCGTGAACGGGATGAGCGCCGACGCCATGGCGATGGGGATGATGCCCGACCGCCGGGGGCGGACGGTGGGCGGCATCAAGAGGCCGACGGTTCGATCCCGGGTCTGATGGGCACCACCACCTGCCGCTTCTCGGCCAGGCCCTGGAAGTTGAGTTTGCCGGCGAGCTTGCTGGCCTGATCCATGCGGGAGCCCTCGGCCACCGGTGCGGTGACGCCGTTCTGCTTCAGCAGCGCCAGGGCCACGCGGAGGTCCTCGTTCGACACCACGGCCCGCCCCAGCTCGTCCTCGACCGGATTCTCCAGCCGATCGGTCACGAGGTCCACGACGGCTTCGTGGAGCCGCTGGAGCTTCTGGTTCAGGTCGGCGTCGGCCATGATGCAGGGGTGCAGAACTCCACCACCACCACTATGGCCTCCCTCGATCTGCTCAGCGAGGACCGCTGGCTCGACTACTGGCGGAACTTCAGGAACCTCGAGCACCAGCAGGAAGCGGTGAGGCAGCTGCGGAAGTCGCTGCTGGCCGTCCACCCCGGCCTCCTGGCCGCCGATGCTGCCTGGACCAAGACCTTCAGCCCTGAGGGCGTCCAGGAGCCTCCTGCGGGCCTGCAGCTGCCCACGGCGAAGCCCCAGCGGCGGGTGATCTTCCAGCCGCAGACCGACAGCGAGATCCCGGGCATGGCGGATCGGATGTGCTTCTCGAGCACCATGACGATGTTCGCCAACTTCTACCGGCCGGGGATCCTGACCGGGAAGAACGCGGACGACCAGTACCTGCGGATGCTGCAGGCGGCCGGGGGCCGCACCCAGAACGCCGCGGATCACGTCGCCCAGCTGGCCCGGCTGGGGATCCGCGCCGCCTACATCCAGAACGGCACCTGGGATCTGCTGATCGAGGAGACCTCCAAGGGCAATGTGGTGGCGGTGGGGTGGTATCACAACGGTCCCGCCAGCCGGCCGAAGCGGGACCACGGCCACTGGTCGCTGGTGAGCGCCGCCACCGCCACCCGGGCGATCCACTACGACCCCTACGGGGACGCCGACCTGGTGAACGGGGGCTACCTGGCCAGCAAGGACGGCGCGGGGCTCTCCTACAGCCGGAAGAACTGGGGGCCCAGGTGGCTGGCCGATGGGCCCGCCAGCGGCTGGGCGATCGTGTTCAGGGGGTAGGCGGCCCCTGCAGCTCTGCGATGAACTCGGCCGGCAGATCAAAGCCGGCGGCGGCCTCCTGCAAATGCTCCACCAGCTCCTTCGGCACCAGCCCGGCGGCCAGCGCCCCCGCCCAGGCGGTCAGGAAGGTGCGGGAGTCGCCTTGGGCGGCCTGACCCAGTCCCACGCCCAGCATCAGGTGGAGCACCGGCGCCGCCTGCGCGATGCCACCGATGAACTGGTTGATGTCCGGGTCAGCCACCAGGGCGGCGCCGAACTGCACCCAACGGGGCTCAGGCGGCGGCGGCGGCGGCTCTGGAAGGTGGGTAATCCTCCAGCCACGGGTCACGGTCTTGGCGGCCTCGTCCACCTCCTCAAACCTTTCGGCGGTCTGCTGGGGCGTCAGCGTCGGCAGCTGCATCTCGACCAGCCAGAACTCCTCGTAGATCGGGCCGAGGCCGACAGCGGGCTGGTTGTCGGTGCGGGGGTGCGGAAGAACCTCCCCGGTTTCCTTGTGGCGCAGGATTTGCATGGCTAGATGGCGTTGAGGGCGGTGATTAGATTGGCGGTAGGAGTGTTGTAGTTGGTCAGGCCTACATTGGCCCCAAGAGCCCAGATGAGGAATCTTGCGTTAGCGTAGGAACTATCCACGGGGGTACTTCCTGATTCTGGTCCCCTGGCGAGAAGAAGATATGAGCCATTACTTGTGGCTACGGACGTGTCAGTATGGGTTGCTGATGTCGTACCAACGAGGGAAGTAAAGCTACTAGAAGACCCGCGAGCTATTCCGTGAGCGCCGGTGACGCGCCCAGAGGCGCTAAATGAACCGCTTCCATTTATACGCCAAAATGTGTCGCCTGGATTTGCCAATTGGTGAGTTATCACCCTGCGGCCAGATCCTGTATTTCCACCATTTCCGAACAAGGTCCTGACCGCAGACGCTGTACTAACCTCCGTGACATACATGTACATGTGAAAGTTATTTTGCCCCGTCCCTGACGGATTGCCACTGTAGCCAGTGCCCCAGTATTTGCTTGTGCCGTTGCCCTTTGATCCGGTCTTCAGTGCAATATCGCCATTGACGAAGTTGTTATTCGTGAGGTTGTTGCCTTTGATTGCTATTCTCG